AAATAACATGGCAGGTGTAATTACAACAGGAACCCACCCAAAGGCTTTATGGCCTGGTATTAAAGCTTGGTGGGGACAAACATATGACGAGCATCCTGAAGAGTACATTGATTTGTTTGACAAAGATACATCAAGTCAAAACTACGAAGAAGATGTTCAATTGACTGGCTTTGGTCTTGTTCCTGTAAAAGAACAAGGCATGGGCACTCAGTACGATTCTGAAATCCAAGGCTTTGTTACTCGTTATACACACGTTGCATACGCAATGGGTTATATCGTAACTAAAGAAGAAATGGATGACAACTTGTACGAGCAAGTCTCTAAGAAACGTGCTGCTGCACTCGCAATGTCTTTCCGTCAAACAAAAGAAAACGTTGCAGCTAACGTATACAACCGTGCATTTAACGGTACATATTTAGGTGGTGATAGCGTATCTTTATGCGCTACTAACCATCCAAATACTACTGGTGGTACATGGGCTAACAAGCCAACAGTTGACGTTGACTTATCAGAAGCAGCTTTGGAAGATGCAATGATTGCAATCATGGGTTTACAAAACGACCGTGGTTTGTTAATTTCTATTCAACCAAACAGTTTACATATTCCACGCCAAGAAGTGTTTAATGCCCAGCGTATTCTTCACTCTAGCTACCAAACAGGTAATGCCAACAATGACATCAACGTCATTAAGTCTGGTAACTACCTACCTGGTGGATTTAAAGTAAACCACTACTTCACAAGCCCACATGCTTGGTTTATCCGTAACACTATTCCTGGTGGCACTGGTATGAAGTATTATGAGCGTCATGCAATCACATTTGATCAAGACAATGACTTCGATACAATGAATGCTAAAGCTAAAGGCTACGAGCGTTATTCATTCGGATGGTCTGATCCTCGTGCTGTATGGGGTTCTAACGGTCCCTAATTGTTATTAGTAACATTGACCCCCCCTTAATTGGGGGGTTTCTTTTATCTTAATTATTGGAGTACAAAATGTCATACGAAATGCAAAAGTTAAAAGGCAAGCGTCCTGAGCCAAAAATGGGCAAACAAGCTGGAGAGGGTAAAAGAATGGAAGCTGCTAAAAAGATGGCTTCTACAATGAAACCCGCAGCTAAGAAAAAAGTAATGCGTAAGAAGATGTAATTTAGAGTAGAATTAAATCTCCGATGACGCTCTTAACTGAGCGTTGTTAAAACAACGTCAAAGGAACTAACATGTCAAATCCAACCAGACTCTATAGTGGTCTATCCACTGCATACCCTAACGAGACTTTGTACTCGTTTCCCTTCCCAGATCCATTCCACACAGGTAGTACACAAACTCTTGGTAGCTCTACATATACAAATGATTTCAACACACTCATTGGTACAGACTACACAGTAACAGGTACTAGTTCTACATTTGCTCTTACTGCTGGTGTTGGTGGTTTAGCTATCCTTACACCAGGTGGTACAACTACAGCATCTTCTGCTTACAAGAACGGTCAGTTCTTTCAGATAGCTTCTGGTAATCGTTTCTGGTATACCACTCGTATTCAAGCTTCTGCTGTAGCAGGTAACGTATCTTTCTATGCAGGTTTACAAGCTGGTTCAGCTACTACTGATGGACTTTGGTTTATTAAACCTGCTTCATCTACTTCTGTTAACTTGGTATCAGTAGTTGGTAGTACATCTACTACTATTGCTTCTGCTGTAGGTACAGTAGCAGCAGCTACTTGGATTGAATACGGTTTGTACTACAACGGTACAGATTTAATTGTTTACGTTAACAACGTACCAGTTAGTCGTATTTTAAGTCCTACTGTAGGTTCTTCTGGAACTACATTAACAAATGCTAACTTAGGACCAGTATTTCAAATTACTCCTACAGCAACTGATACATTAACTGTTGACTTTGTTTTAGCTTGCCAAGAAGTTAACCGTTAATCAAGGAGTAGTCTATGGCTAACTCAGTAACATTTCAAACCCTTGAAGAGGGACCACGTAATATTATTGTTAAGGTAGCAGGAGTACTCGATACTTCTGATTACGCTCTTAATACTTTTATTAGTGCTGCTTCTAGCAATCAAGGTGGATTAGGTCCAGTACCTACTCAAATCCGTATAGACCATATTGATTACTCTATTAGTGATCAATTAGAAGTCCAATTGTGGTGGGATGCCACTACTGACGTTATTATCATGCCTCTAGCAGGTCGTGGTCGTATGTCCTTTTGGAACTTTGGTGGTCTAGTAAACAATTCAGGAGCAGGTAAAACTGGTGACATCTTAATTAAGACAACAGGTTGGACATCTGGCGTACAGGTATTCTCTGTAATTCTTGAGTGTGTCAAACAAGGTTCAAATCTTTAAGAGGGTACATAATGGATTATCAAAATCTATTGAATATCTTCTTGGTATTTGTATCTGCCGTAACTGGTTGGTTTGCTCGTGAAATGTGGTCTGCTGTTAAGGATCTTAAAACTGATCTAGCTAAACTTAGAGAAGATCTTCCTAGAACGTATGTTGTTAAAGATGACTACAGGGAAGATATTCGAGAGATTAAGGATATGATTGGTAAGATCTTTGACAAGCTAGACAGCAAATCTGATAAGTAGTAACATGGGGGAGTAGTCAAGCATGTCTTACAAATCTAGATGGAGTAACGGTTCTTGGAACGTTATTTGTGACGTTTGTGGTAGAAAGTTTAAAGACGGTGAACTTCAAATGCGATGGGACAACCTTATGGTTTGTTCTAGAGATTGGGAGCCTAGACAACCACAAGACTTTGTAAGAGGTGTAGCTGACGTACAAGCTCCCCCATTTACTAGACCAGAGCAAGAAGATCAATTCATCCCTTTTAATTGGACTCAGTATCCCCAGGACAGCTTAACGTTTACTGAGTCACTTGCTAAAAGATTTGTTAAGCTATTCGGTGGTAGGATATTAGATGCTATAAGTTCTTTAGGAGGTAATGCTCTTAATGCCATAGCACTTAATGCCTCTGTAGCTAGTGATAAAGATGTAGAACAGTTATCTATTGTTGAGACAATCAGATTTGTTCTAGGTAGGTTTCTTACTGAATCAATGTCAATGACAGAGTCAGTAGCCAAAAGACTTACTAAAGCAGTTAGTGAATCCATATCCATATCTGAAAGTTTACGTATAGTTGATACTGAAACAACTATAGAAAGCTTATCTTTTAGTGAGGTATTGGCTAAAAAGTTTGGTGCGAGTAAGGCAGAGTCTTTAAGTATCACTGAATCATTAGCTAAACAAGTAACTAGGGTACTTAGTGATGCTCCTAGTATTACAGAAGCTGTAGCTAAAGTATTTACTAGACCCCTAACTAGTGAGAACATTCCTATGTCTGAAACAACAGTTAAGACAATAGGTAAAGTTGCACAAGAAGCTATTGGTGTTGTTGAAGCACTTTCTTTTATCCGTATCTCACCAACAGTTCTCAATGGTGCAGGACTTAACTCTATAAGGTTGAATTAACATGAATGAATCAGTTAGCTTAGTAGGTAAAATTCAAATCCTATTAAATGATAAAGAAGTCTTAAAGAAAGATAATCTTATTGTTCAAGTAGGTAAGAACTATCTAGCTGGAGCAGTTATTAACTCTGCAACTACACCATTTGTAGCTATGGCTATTGGTACGGGTACTACAGCGGCTACTACAGCAGATACAACTCTACAGACAGAAATAGCTAGGGGAGCATTTACTACTTCTAGTGTAACTACTAACGTAGTTAGTTTGTCTAATACATTTGCTGCTGGTACAGGTACTGGTGCTATTACCGAAGCAGGTATATTTAGCAATTCTAGTACTGGTGGTACGATGTTGTCTCACGTAGTGTTTAGTGCCGTTAACAAAGCTGCTTTAGATACTCTAACAATTAACTGGACTATTACAGTCGGTTAATAAGGACCACAACTATGGTAATGAAGTTTACAAACAATGCTACGTCAGCTTTAGTGTCTGGTATTACCAATACGGCTACTAGCTTGACTGTTACTTCTGGACAAGGTTCATTATTCCCTTCTTTAGGTGCTGGTGATTATTTCTACTGTACGCTATCTAACACTAGTGGTAACGTAGAGATTATTAAAGTAACTGCTAGGTCTGGTGATGTGTTCACAATGACTCGTGGACAAGATAACACTAGTGCAGTAGCTTGGAGTACGGGAGATAAGGTAGAACTTAGATTAGTAGCTGCTAACCTAAACGATATACCCAAGTTAGATGAGACCAATACATTTAGCGTAGCTCAAACACTATCTGTAGGTTCTATAACTACTTGGACTACATCAGGTAGACCAGCTACTCCTACTACTGGTCAATCAGGATTTAACTCTACTTTGGGTTCATGGGAGACTTGGAATGGTACTACTTGGTCGTACTACGATCCTGCTGGTACTGCTGTAGCCCTATCAATTGCATTAGGATAAAACATGGCAAATACGTTTACCCGTTATACATCAAAGTCAGTAGGTACTACACCAGTAGTATTGGTTACTGCTGGATCAGCTACACAAACAACTTGTATTGGACTAACACTGTCTAATACTACATCTAGCCCTATTACAGCAAGTGTGTACGTTACAGCATCAGCTACTAACTACTACATTGTTAATAGTGCTACTATTCCCGTAGGTGGATCACTTGCCTTATTTGGTGGGGATGGTAAACTAGTTCTTAATACAGGAGATGCTTTTACTGTAGTGTCTGGTACTGCTAGTTCTATGGACTGTGTGCTTTCAGTTTTACAAATCACATGATAGGCTAACCATGTACATAGGCAACACCGTCATAACCCAAGGGTTTACACCGCAGGTAGATTTCTTCAGCGGTAACGCAAGTACGACTGCGTTCACGCTGTCTCGCCCAGTAGCGTCCACATACCAGATGATTGTGGTAGTGGCTAACGTCACTCAGAACCCTGGGTCAGCTTATACAGTATCTGGTAACACAATTACTTTTAGTTCTGCTCCTCCAACAGGTACAAATAACATCTGGGTTGAGTACACAAGTTTAATAACTCAAACTATTGCGCCTAGTCCTGGTACTGTTGGGGCGGCTCAATTGCCACAAAGTCAAATATTGACTGCAATACAACAACCTACGGGAAGTGTTGTTCAGGTTGCTCAAGGAACATCGTCAACTCAAATTTCAACAACTTCTTCTAGTTTTGTAACAACTGGTTTAACAACATCTATTACACCTTTATTTTCCGCAAGCAAAATACTTGTTTTGGTTTCTTTACCTACTCAAAATGCTTCAGGAACTACTGCATTTTTTACAATTTACAGAAATTCAACTAATTTAGGTTTAGGAACTTATAGCGCACTTTCTCAAACTATTGCGGCAAGTTCAACTTTATATACTAATCAAAGTATGATTTATTTGGATTCACCATCTACAACTTCTTCTACAACTTACACGGCTTATATGTCTGCTTTTGCTTCACAAACAATTTATGCAATGCAAAATAATGTTGGTGGAACTATTACCCTTATGGAGATTAGATAATGTTAACAATTCACGATGCGGTTAGAGCCGTATATTCAAACGTAGTTACTATTCATGGTAATGACGTTAATTCTTTGACTTGCTTAGACCAAAACGGTGCTGAGGTAACTATTTTTTCTGAAACAGTAGAAGCAAAATTAACAGAATTACAAAACGCATATACCGCAGAACAACAAGCTCAAGCAAATGCTAAAGCATCGGCACTAGCAAAGTTAACTGCTCTAGGACTTACACAAGACGAAGTCAAAGCAATCGTAGGATAAAAATATGTATATTGGCAATCCGTTATTACAGTCAGCATTTCTAGTTGATACGTTCAGCGGGAATAACTCGACTACAGTATTTACAATGTCTGTGGCTCCTGCTAACACAGCATCTGTTCTGGTTGCCGTATCAGGTGTCTTGCAAGATCCATCAACATACGCTGTAGTTGGTACAACACTTACATTCACCCAAGCACCCCCAACAGGTACAGGTAATATCTCTGCAAGGTACTTAGGTATCCCTGCATCTGGAGTCACAACAACTGCATACAGAACAGTAACAACCTTTACTGCAACTGCATCACAGACAACCTTTACACCTCCTAGCTATACAGTTGGGTTTATTAACGTATACAGAAACGGTGTACTGCTAACCCCTACATCTGACTACACGGCATCTAATGGAACAACGGTAGTACTGGCAAGTGGAGCGGCATCTGGAGATACGGTAATCGTAGAGAGCTTCTTGGTTAGCTCTGTGCTTAATGCTATACCGAATACTACTGGGTCTGTAACTCCTTCTTTGTTATCTGGTAATGGTCCACAAGTAACTGTTTACACAAGTGGTTCTGGTACTTATACAACACCATCTTATGCAAAATGTTTGTATATAAAAATGGTTGGAGGCGGTGGTGGTGGAGCAGGTTCTGGTTCTGGTTCTCCAAGTGCAGGGGGAGATGGTTCAGCTACTACTTTTGGAACATCTTTATTAACCAGTAATGGTGGTCAAGGCGGAAGAACGCCTGGAAGCGGCAATGCTTCTAATGGTGGTACTGCCACTATTAACTCTGGCGCAACAGGCTTAGCTATTACTGGCGGTAGTGGTTCTGCTGAGCCTGTTTATGTCAGCGGTGAATATGCAGGTGGTGTAGGCGGTACTTCAGCATTTGGTGGAAATGGCGGAGCAGTTGTTGGAGGTAATGGTGTAGCTGCATCTGCAAATTCTGGTTCAGGAGGCTCTGGGGGTGGATCAAACTCTACTACTGGAACTGGAGGAGGAGGAGCCGCAGGTGGTTACATTGAAGCCTATATTACTTCTTTATCATCCACTTATTCGTATGTGGTTGGTTCTGGTGGAACAGCGGGAACAGCAGGTACAAGTGGTCAAACAGGTGGAGCAGGTGGCTCTGGTGTAATTATTGTGACTGCTTTCTTTTAAGGATTAACAATGTCTAATGCCCAATACTTAGCAAGCCTTGTCAATTCAAGTGGCAACATAAACATTCCTGTATCTAATGCGGGGATAAACTTTAACAACTCAAGTGCTATTGGTGCATCTACGCTGACTGACTATGAGACAGGGACTTGGACACCTAGCGGCTCAGGCTCAACAACTTTAACAATATCTTCTGCATACTATACAAAAATTGGCAGATTAGTTTATGCCGAATGCGACATTAACTTTTCATCACAATCAGATTCAACTGTTTGCCAAATATTGGGTTTGCCTTTTACCGTATCATCTGCCTTTGGTGGGGCTACTTTAGCTTATTACAACGGAGCAAATACAAACCCATTTAATTCAACTTATTTGGTTTATTCTGGCGCAACTTATATTAGTGTAAAACTGGTTGATGATACTGGTGGAAATAGAACAAATGCACAAATGAGTGGACAAAGAATTATTTTATCCATAATGTACCAATCAACATTCTAAGGAATCAACATGACACTATCCACTTACACAACGATTGACAAGATTGAAGTTTTAGAATTTGGCACTGTACAAATTCGTGAGGCTGAAGTTATTACAAAAGATGGCGTTGAGATAGCAAGAAACTTTCATCGTAGCGTAGTAAATCCTGGTGAAGACGTAAGCACTCAGGATGCCAAGGTAAAGGCTATTTGCGAAGCAGTTTGGACTGCGGATGTAATCTCTGCCTATCAAGCTCAAGTAGCATCACAAGCAAAGGTGTAATATGTCTCTGACCCAAGTCCCAAGTGGGATGCTCCAAACGACAGCACAGTACTACGGCTTTAAGAACCGTATTATTAATGGTGCGATGGTTATTAGCCAGTACAACGGAACGTCTTCTGTTACTCCAAGTGGAGATGCGTATTTTATTGACAGGTTCCGTAGCGGTGCATCACAGACTTCTAAATTGACTTGGCAACAAAACGCAGGATCGGTAACGCCCCCCGCAGGATTTACTAACTATATTGGTGTAAAACCAAATGCTACTGTTAGTTTAGGTTCTGGCGATTATTTTCAAATGCTTCAGCGTATTGAAGGATTTAATGTTGCTGACCTTGGTTGGGGTACTGCCAACGCTAAAACTGTAACGCTTTCATTTTGGGTTTACTCAAACGTAACTGGATTGTTTGGTGGTTCTTTAGAAAATGGTTCTGAAACAAGATCATATCCTTATAGTTACACAATATCATCCGCTAATACTTGGCAGTATGTGACTATAACTATTCCTGGTGATACAAGCGGTACTTGGGCAACAGATAATAGCAAAGGTATTTCTATAAATTGGAACTTTGGTTGCGGATCTACTTATACAGGAACGGCAGGTGCATGGGCATCGGCTCAATACTTTGCTCCTACTGGTGTGACCTCAATAATGGGTTCAACAAGTAATTATATGTATTTCACAGGCGTTCAACTAGAAGTAGGAACCCAAGCAACATCTTTTGATTATCGTCCTTATGGTACTGAGTTACAGTTGTGCCAAAGATATTATCAAAAATCTTTTCCTCAAGGAACTGCACCTTCTTCTGGTGCGGGTGATTACAGAGTTTGGTATGGTGTAACTGGACAAAATATTCCTTTTCCAGTTGTAATGAGGGCGGCTCCAACTATGGTTGCATTACCCGCTGTAGATTCAACAGCAGGTAACTGGGCATCATTTAATGGCACTTGGGTTGACTTTAATCCAAATCTAAGCGGAACTGATTGGGCTTGGAATTATTACGGTGCGGCAACAGCAACTATTTCAGGCAGATGGACTGCTTCAGCGGAGTTATAAAATGTATCAATTAAGAGCACCTATTGAAGGAAGCACAATTATTAGTATAGTAGTTCGTTTGAATGATTTTGGTGCTATACCATTTGCAAAAGACAACACAGACTACCAACAATTTGTCCGTGACATTAATAACGGTGTCCAATTAAACGATGCTGAAGGTAATCCTATTACTGGATCAGCACTAACAACATTCTTGGCTACATTGCCATAAGGAACATATAGATGTCCTCAACTTACACAGTTACTTCTCAACAGATTGCTACCCTAGCTTTAGGTAAGTTAGGAGTACTTGAGCTTGGGGATACCCCTGACTCTACGTCCATAGCCAATGCTCAAATGACTCTTAATCTTCTTATTAAACAACTTAATACAGAGGGTTTAAAGCTATGGAAGAACTCAGAGATTATTATTCCTGTTACTAATAACACAACACAATACATTTTAGGAGGCTCTACAAGCGTTACGATGTATGATTCCTTAGCACCCTCTACACCTATTACGGATAAGCCCCTAAAGGCTATCCAAGGGTTTTATAGGACTACTACAACTACACCTTACATAGATACTCCCTTGTTGTTAATTTCTAAACAAGAATACAACATGTTAGGTTCTAAGTTCTCTACTGGTATACCCAATACCATGTTCTATGATCCTAGGAATCTATATGGTGTGTTGTATGTGTACCTAACACCTGATGCCTATACCAGTTCTAACGTACAGATACACTTAGTATGTCAGATGCCTCTTAATGATATTACTGCTACTACTGATATACCAGACTTCCCTGTAGAGTGGATGAACTGTTTGGTATGGAGTCTAGCTGATGAGTTAGCTCTACAGTACGGTGTACCCCTTAATGCTAGACAAGAGATAGCTCAAAGAGCTGCTATGTATAAAGAGAAGTTAGTAGACTGGGATGTAGAAGCTTCTAGTACATTCTTTATGCCTGACTACAGATCAACTTCTAGAAACTCCTATGGGCACTAATAATGGCAACTGAGCGTATACCCCTATGCCAACCTATTGAAAGCCGTGATGGTACTCTAGGTAAGGATTCTTATACTTCTAATGGGTACTTTGAGACTCAAGGAGGTAAAAAGGACTTTGTTAAGAGACCAGGGTTAGCTGTGGTAGCTCAGGTTACTTCTGTTACTCCTCCTGCTTATCTAAACTCTCAAGGTTTATTTGAGCTTAATGGTTTGTTGTATGCTGTTATACAGAATGTTTTATATAGTATTAACCCTAATGCTGGGTACTATGTAACTAACTTAGGTACTTTATCCTCTACTACCAATAGAGCATATGCTGCCAAGACATTCTTAGATACGTATTTGTTTATACAAAATACTGTCAACGGATACTTAATTAACCAATCAGGTTCTTTTGTATCTATGACTACCTTACCTACAGGTCCTTATGTACCTGGAGTAGTATTCTTAGACAACTATATCTTTATTGGATGTGCCAATACTAACCGTATATACAACTGTGCTGTGGGAGATCCTACAACATGGAACTCTCTTAGCTACCTAAGCTTTTATCAAACTACGGATAACCTAATGGGTATCTGTAGACATCTAAACTACCTAGTAGCATTTGGTTTTAATAGTATTCAATTCTATTACGACAATGCCAATACTCCTCCAGCATCCCCCTTAACTACTGCTCCTAGCTATACCATTGAGGTAGGCTGTGCTAATGGAGATAGTATTGTTGCTAGTACCAATACGGTACTCTGGGTAGGTAACAATAAAACTTACGGTAAATCAGTATATCTAATGGATGGTGTATCTCCTATTAGGGTATCTAACCATTCTATTGATAAAATTATAGAGAAGGATGGAGTAGGAGTTGTTACTGCCTACTGTTATGCCATTGCAGGGCATATGATGTACATCTTAAATTTAAACACAAGTGGTATCACTTTAGTGTATGATCTTATAGAGAAACAATGGTATCACTGGTCTCAGTACTCTATACAATCTAACGATAGACCTAACCCAGGTACGTACCAAGAGTCATACTTTAGACCTACTTTCTATGCTGAAGCAGTCAATACTCCTTATCTTTTAGATGATGATACGGCTACTATTTATAGTTTAGATCCTAGTACATACCAAGATGCTGGTCAGTCTATTTACTATAGATCAGTCAGTAACATCATAGATAACGGTACAACTAAACGTAAGTTCTTTAATAGAGTTGAGATAGTCGGAGATAAGATTGCTAACGGTACTATGACCATTAGTCATTCTGGTAATGATTATCAAACCTACTCTACGGGTAGAACAGTTGACTTAAGTGTAACTAGACCACAAGCTAATGTGTTAGGTGCAGATAGACGTAGATCATGGAGATTTTTATCTACAAGCAATGTACCTCTTAGATTAGATTGTGCAGAAGTAGACTTTAGAATAGGTGAGATGGATCAGGAACAATCTGTGGGTGGTGGAACCCAGTACAGACGTTAATTAATTTAGGGGATTATTATGGGATTCTTTAGTGACTTAGCTAGTGGTGACGTAAGCCAAGCATTTGGATCAGATCTAACTGGTGGTAACTCTGCTCTTGCAAAAGATCCTTTAGGTACTATTGCTGAAATAGGAGCTGCTGGTTTAACTGGTGGAGCTGCTCTAGGTGCATTTGATTTAGGTGGATTAGCGACTGGTGCAGGAGGTGCTCTTAGTAGTTTATTTAGTGGTGGACTACCGTCTATGAGTACGATAACTTCTGCTTTAGGTATAGCAGGAGGAATTAATTCTCTTACTGGTGGAGGTCTTACAAAGGCTTTAGGACTCTCTGGAGGGGGCAGTACTGGTCCTGGTACTAGTGTAGGTAGTACAACTGCTACAGCCAATCCTATGGCTCCTTATCAACAACAATTAGCTGCTCAGTATGCTGGTTATCTTACTCAAGG